AATCTAAAGCTAGGATATAAAACTAAATCAAGTGGCTTTCTAACAGGCTCAATACATTCATTTGATGACCTGGAAGACGAAGTAGATAACAAAGCAGCTCAAACTGTGGATAAGTGCATAGACGATTTAAGTACGATTGAGAGAACAGCTATCTATGTAAGATGGATGGGGGAAAAGACATTGGTCAACCCTATTATGATTGACATGCACTATGACATAGCGTTAAGTAAACTAGCCAAAAAGCTACCAGAACAGGGATTATATTGATGGACGATAAATTTACTTATAGCCGAAAAGAATTACTAGATTTCATCTACCAGGTAATCTTGGAGCTAAAAACAGATAATAAAGTCATTGTAAATGTTACGGACGATGGAAAGCTGGAGATATTAAAAGATGACTGATTGGGAAAAAGAAGCCAAGTATTGGAAAGAGAAATACGAGCGCCAATATCATAGCTGGTTAAGCCTACGCACATGCTGGAATAAGCTAATCCGTGAGGTAGATGACCATGAGATTAGAATGATTATGGCAAAGAATTGGACTGCTAATAAAAACAAAGAGTTATCAAAATAGTTGACAAATAATGCAAAAAGTGCTTGACTTTTTTCTCAAAATGTGTATAATGACAACTGTAGGAAAGTTGCGTCTAAAATAAACGTACTTTTCTCATCTCCGTTTCGACCGTCTATATGGCGGTCTTTTTTTATGCCTAAAGGACATATATGCCATATTCATCTAGCCAAAATAGACTTTTCTGGGCAGCAGCCAAGAATGAAGCTATTGCTAAAGAGCATGGTCTATCAATGGGCAAAGCAAAAGAACTAGCGGAAGAAGGCATAAAGAAAGAAAGCAAGCCTAAAAAATTGGCTCATGCTTTGATGAAAAATAAATAGTAATGAAATCAATAGGATAACAGGTTGAAATTATGGAAACTACCAAGAACACTCTTGGGGGTGCGCCAAAAGGAAACCAAAACGCTGCAAAGCCAAAGATAATCACAGAGGCTATCAGAAAGCATCTCATACAAAATCCAGAGGATGCTAATAAGATTGTAAACGTTTTGATTAAAAAGGCACTCGAGGGTGACTTATATGCAATCAAAGAGCTCATGGATAGATTAGAGGGTAAACCTACTCAATCTGTAGAACAGCAAACAGATGTTACTGGAAATGTAACAATGTATGGGTGGGAAAAATGAAATCACTCAAAGAACGTTTTGAAGAAAAATACATCTTATGCTATATGGAGTGGGGATAATTGGAAAAGCGCATAATTCCCTACAAACCTCGTAATGCGTTTTTACCTTTACATGATACGGAGAAACGGTGGGCAGTTGTAGTAGCTCACCGTCGAAGGTGCAGGTAAAACTGTAGCGTGTGTAAACCATTTAATCCGTGAAGCTGTCACAAGCACTCGTAGAGATTTTAGAGCTGCGTATATAGCGCCTTATTACAAACAAAGTAAATCTGTAGCTTGGGATTACTTTAAATACTTTACCAAGGTAATAGCTGATGCAACGGTTAATGAGTCTGAACTTCGAATTGACTTTGCTAACGGTTCTCGTATTCAACTATTTGGTGCTGATAATGCTGACGCTTTGCGTGGTCTGTTCTTCGACTACATTGTTGCTGATGAATATGGCGATTGGAAGCCTTCGGTATGGCAATATGTTATACGCCCTGCTTTAGCAGATCGTCAAGGTAAGGCTATTATTATTGGTACGCCTAAAGGCAGAAACCAATTTTACGAAACATACAAGAGAGCTACAGAGTCTGATGACTGGTTAGCTTTAAAAGTAGTGGCTAGTGAGTCTGGCATATTACCAAAGAGTGAGCTTGATTCATTAAGAGCCGAGCTAACAGAAGATGCTTGGCGTCAAGAGATGGATTGTGACTTCGATGCAGCTATCCCTGGTGCTATTTGGGGTCGTGAACTTTATCAGGCAGAACAAGATGGAAGGATTACTCATGTCGAATACGATACTTTTGTGCCTGTTCATACTGCTTGGGACCTTGGGTATTCAGATGATACTGCTGTCTGGTTCTACCAAGTCGTACATGGTGAGATTCATGTTATTGATTACTACGGCGCAAGTGGCAAATCTATTGAACATTATGCTGCGGTAATTCTAGGAAAGAATTATAAATACGGTACACATCATCTACCTCACGATGCTAGAGCTAAAACCCTAGCTAGTGGTGGTAAGTCTGTCATTGAGCAATTAGCTGAACATCTAGACTGGAAGCATTTAGCGATAACTCCTAATCTTTCTGTGCAAGATGGTATTCAAGCTGCTCGCATGGCATTTGCTCGCATCTGGATTGATAGGCATAACTGCGAAGAAGGGCTAGAAGCTCTCAAGCAATACCAGCGTGAGTGGGATGATGACAAGAAGCAGTTTAAAGACAAGCCTCGTCATGACTGGACTTCACATGCGTCAGATGCGTTTAGATACCTAGCTGTATGCTGGCGTGAAGAATACAAAGAAACGCTAGAAGATAAACCTATCAAGGGTATTACAGTAGGCGATAACGAAGTAACTCTAAACGAACTATGGGCCACGGTGCCTAAACAAACTAATAAAAGGATTTAATTATGTCAGGCATTGCAACTCAAGTCGGTGGATACAAGCTATTAACAACAACAGGCAACGTAGCACCTATCCCTAAAAAGATGCTAGGTATTTTCTGCTCTGCATCATCAAGCGGTACTGTTACATTGTACGATTCAGCTACGACTACGACATCAACAAAGGTAATTGATACTTTCACATTGACCGCTGGTACATTCTATACAATCCCTGTGGCTTTTGCTTCAGGCATTTATGCTGTTGTTGGCGGCACATTAAGCGCAACTATCATCTACGCTTAAGGATAACTCATGGCTACGGTAAAACAGGTAACATCCGAGGTGCAAAAGTACCTTGATATGTTCAGCCAATACGAGAAAGACTTTCAGAAGTGGGAAGGTCGTGTAGAGAAGATTCTCAAGCGCTATCGTGATGAAAGAACTACGACTACTGCTCAATCTCACTACAACATCTTGTGGGCTAACGTACAAACATTGAAGGCTGCAACCTTTAGCCGTATGCCTCGCCCAGACGTATCACGTCGCTTTAAAGACAATGACCCAGTAGCTCGTGTGGCTGCTTTATTGTTGGAACGTGCATTAGACTTTGAGATTACTCACGTTGATGACTTCCAACGCACATTGACATCATGCGTATATGACCGTTTCTTGGGTGGTCGTGGTACTGCATGGATTCGCTACGAGCCTATCATCGAAACTGACGATACATTTGTGTCTGAAGAAGATGAAGATTCAGATATGGTATCTGAATACCTAGACATTGAGCAAGCGCCTGTTGATTATGTTCATTGGCGTGACTTTGGCCATTCATTTGGTCGCACATGGGATGAAGTAAATACAGTATGGCGCAGAGTTTACATGACTCGCAAGATGCTCAAAGAGCGTTTCCCTGAAGAAACCTTTGGTGATTTGTGGAAGCAAGTACCACTAGACGCCTCACCTGAAGATACACGCACCAAAATGATGGAAAGCAATCCTAAACGTGCGTTGATTTACGAAGTATGGGATAGAGAAACCAAGTGTGTTTATTGGATTAACAAGTCCATGAACAAGATTCTTGACCATCGTGAAGACCCTCTACAATTAGAGGAATTCTTCCCTTGTCCTAAACCTTTGTACGCTACATTGACTAATGAGTCTATCGTTCCTGTACCAGACTTTACACTATACCAAGACCAAGCTAACGAGTTAGATACGCTTTCTGACCGTATTAAAGGTCTTGTAGATGCCTTGAAGGTTCGTGGCTTCTATGACGCTGCTAACCCTGATTTAAACCGCTTATTTACAGAGGGTGACAATAACACCTTAATTCCTGTGAAAAACTACTCTGCCTTCGCTGAAAAGGGTGGCTTGGGTGGTGCTGTCGAGTTTGTTGACCTTAACCCTATCGCTAGTGCCTTGAATATGGCTTACACAGCTATGGGTCAAGTGAAACAACAAATCTATGACATTACAGGTATCTCTGACATTATTCGTGGTGCATCAGTAGCTTCAGAAACAGCTACAGCGCAACAAATCAAAGGTCAATACGCTACATTGCGTCTAAAGACATACCAAGACGAAGTGGCTATGTTCGCTTCAGCTATCTTAAAGATTAAAGCGCAGATTATCTGTCAGCATTTCCAACCTGAAACCATCCTAAAGATTGGTGGTGCAGAGTTGTTGAATCCTGATGACCAAGCATTGATTCCTCAAGCGATGGAATTGTTAAAGAACAATCCAATGAGAACCTTCCGTGTGGAAGTGGCTACCGATTCAATGTTATACGCTGACGAACAACAAGAGAAGGCTGACCGTGTAGAGTTTCTAACATCTACATCAGCATTTATCGAGAAGGCTGTACAGGCTGCTCAAGTAGCACCAGAGATTACACCTCTAATTCTTGACTTGTTGAAATTTGGCGTGACAGGCTACCGTGTGGGTAGAACTATCGAGGGTGAAGTAGATAATGTAGCTGACAAAATGAAACAAATCGCAGCTCAACCTAAACAACCTCAACCTAATCCTGATGAGATTAAAGCTCAAGCAGAAATGCAGAAGATGCAAGCAGAGATGCAACTCGAACAAATGAAGATGCAGTTAGAACAGCAGAAGCTAGAGTTTGAGAAGTGGAAAGTCCAAATGGATAATGACACTAAAGTCATCATTGCTGAAATGGCTGCGAAGAAAGACATCAAGACTACTGCAATGAACATCAATGGCGCTAAAGAAGCTGAAGGCTTAACAGAGCTAGATGACATGGGCGTAGAGCAACCAACATCTGCATTGCAGGGATTAGTGGAAGCAATCAACGCAAATATGGCGGTGATGACGCAAGCTCAAGCTCAACACAATCAAGACATCTTGATGCAACAACAAATGGCGCATCAAAACTTGGTACAACAATTAACGAAGCCGAAAATGGTTCAACGTGGCCCAGATGGTAAGATTACTGGAGTAGCTTAATGTCATATACCCTAAAGGATAGAGTATTAGAAAGCTCTGTATCTACGGGTACAGGTGACTTTGTACTCGATGGCGCACAAACAGGCTATCAAGGCTTCGTTAATGTGGGCGATGGTGTTTCAATCCCTTATACCATTCAAGGTAAGAACGCAGATGGTTCTTTAAACGGTGAATGGGAAGTAGGTATTGGTACTTATCACCTATCAGGTAACTATATTTCTCGTGATACTGTACTTGAGTCATCAAACTCAAATAGCAAGGTAGCGTTTTCTAGTGGCTCTAAAGACATTTTCTTGGACTTACCAGGGGAATTAGTCGTACAAGGTCCTTCTAGCGCAACCAACAGCGATTTTGTGGCTTTTGACGGTACTTCTGGCAAGGTAATTAAGGATAGCGGATACAGTTCTGCTTCATTTGCGACTGCTGCTCAAGGTGCAAAGGCTGATACGGCTGTTCAGCAGTCAACAGTAGGCCAACCTAATGGCGTTGCAAGTCTAGATAACACAGGTAAGGTGCCTACAAGTCAAATCCCACAGATGGGTGACTTAAACTACCAAGGAACATGGAATGCAAGCACTAATACGCCTACTCTTACTTCCTCTGTTGGTACTAAAGGTTATTATTACGTTGTTAATGTGTCTGGTTCTACCAATCTTAATGGCATCACTGATTGGGTTGTTGGTGATTGGGCAGTTTTCAACGGAAGTATTTGGCAAAAGATAGACAATACTGACGCTGTAACAAGCGTAAACGGTCAAACTGGTACTGTTGTTCTAACTTACACAGACGTAGGCGCAGCACCAGCGACTTCAGGCACATCAATCCTTTATGGTAATGGTACTGGTGGCTTCAGTAACGTAACGATTGGCACAGGCGTAACCTTTGCTGGTGGTACATTGAGTGCTACAGGTACAGGTGGTGATGTAGTAGGGCCATCAAGTTCTACTGACAATGCGATTGTGCGTTTCGATGGTACAACAGGCAAGCTAATCCAAAACTCTGCTGTGACGATTGACGATGCAGGCAATATTATTAGCCCTGATTCAGTTCAATTTAGCGGTACAGTTCCTGCTACACAACCTATTGGTACATTGTGGTTTGATTCATCTAATGACAGTTTGAATCTGCAACAAAACAACATCACTCAACAGATTGGCGAAGAAATTTACATCTATGGTCGTGCTTCTGAAGCGATTACAGATGGTCAAGTGATTGCAGTAAGTGGTGCTTACGGTACAACAGGCTTTGTGACATTTGAACCTGCGCCTATCGGCACAACAGACCCAACACACATTATTGGTTTGGCTACAGAGCCTATTGCTAAAAATGGTTTTGGTCGTATTACTGCGTTTGGTATTGTGCATGGCTTATCAACTTCACCAGGCTTTGCTGATGGCGATACGTTATGGTATGACCCAACAGTCGTAGGTGGATATACAAAGACACAACCTTCTGCGCCTAACATTAAAGTACAGGTTGGTGTTGTTACCAAAGCTGCTGGTGGTACAAACGGTTCTATTCAAGTCAAAGTATTTAATGGCCCTACCATTAATGACATTGCGAATATCCAAGTAGCTACTCCAACTGGCGGTCAGTTATTAACCTATAACGCAACTGGTGGCTATTGGAAGAATACTAGCTTAACAGCAGGTACAGCGATTACTGTAACTCCTGCTGCTGGTGGTGGCATCACAATCACTAACTCTGCACCTGACCAGACAGTAGTTTTAACTGGCGCTGGTACGACAACCGTAACAGGAACATATCCTAACTTTACGATTACGTCTAACGACCAATACACAGGTACAGTCACTTCTGTATCAGGCACAGGCACAGTAAATGGCATCACTTTAACAGGTACAGTTACATCATCAGGCAATTTAACTTTAGGTGGCACACTATCTAATGTTAGCTTGACTACACAAGTGACAGGCACATTGCCTATTGCTAATGGTGGTACAAATGCTACGTCTGCTGGTGCTGCTGTTGCTAACTTATTTGGATTTACATCTACTGCAACTGCTGGTGGCTCAACAACGCTCACTAATACAAGCACAGTATTCCAATTATTTACTGGCACAGCTAACCAAACGATTGTATTGCCTGTTGTAAGCACTTTGGCTCAAGGTTGGACTTTCACTTTGACTAATACAAGTACAGGCACTCTGACTTTAAACAGCTCTGGTGGTAACTTGGTTGCTTCTATTGTGCCTAATTCTAGCGTATCCGTAGTTTGCATTTCTACTTCTGGTACAAGTGCAGCTTCATGGGTAATCTCTAGCTCAACAACAGCCGTCTGGTCAACATAATGCTTGGCTTTGGTGCTTTAGCTAGTCGTGCGTTTAACGCATTATTGCAGGTTGTTGCTCCAACCCCTGCTCCTACATGGGGTCAAAAGGGTGGTATTGGTCGCAAGCATAAAGACCATATTAAGAAATCTCAACGTGCAGAGCTTAAAGAGTATTTAGCAACGGTATTTGATGAGCCAGTCGCTGAACAATTAAAAGAAGAAGTCAAAGAGTACGTCAAACCATCACAAGGCTTGTCAGTTCACTCGATTGATTACGGCAAATTAGCCAAAGATATTGAATTAGTACAACGCATCATACAGAAAGCTCAAGAATTGCAACAAGAGCAAGAAGATGAAGCAATCTTGTTAATGTTAATGTGAGGATAATATGAGTTTCTTACCTGATTGGTGGTCACAAGGTGTTCAAGGCATGGATTCCAATGGTGGCTTTGGTACTGCTGGCATGTTTAACAAGCCAACAGCAGGTCAAACTGGTGATTTTGGTGGTTATTTACCTAAATTGATTGATATGTTACGCAATCGTGGGGAAATGAACCCATCTGCAACACCAGACATGACGAATAAAGCTGATAATGCTCCGCAAATGGATAATATGCCTTCTTTTACGCCATATCAAACAACACCAATCGGTCCAGACATGAATAAAGTGCAACGTGCTTACGGCATGAGTCCAAATGGGCAGATTATGCCTAACTGGAATCGCACTTATGGTGGTTACTAATCATGGGTATGCTGCCTGATTGGTCTATTAAAGGTTCACGCCCTATGGGTAGTTTTGGTCAATACACGCAAAACAATATGTTTACCAATCCTAGCTATGAACAACAAGGCAAGCCTCAAGCATTAGCGAATATGTTAAGACAACCTACCATGCAGCAACAGGTTCAACCTAATCCTATGCAACCTCAACCGTATCAAGCAGGTATTACGCAACAAACAAATATGATGGGCGGTGGCAATCCGCAAGGCATTCAGAATTGGAATTCACAATATGGCGGCTATTAACGATATAACAGGTCATTCAATTCAGACCCGTGAGATAACAAAAGAATACGAAGATAATCACGAAAAGATTTTCGGTAAAAAAGAAAAAAGTTCAGTTAAACGCTGGATACAAGACCCAGTTACTTTTAAGTTAGTTCCTGCTGATGAATACTATGCTCCAGCAGAAAACGCTGGCCCTTACATTCGTGATGACATCAAACCTTATCAGTCAATGATTGATGGTCGAATGATTGAAGGTCGCAAGATGCACCGAGAACATTTAAAAAGTAATAACTGTATTGAGGCAGGTGACATGCCTATCAAGAATCCTGAAAGACCCAAGGATAACAGCTTGAAAGAGCGTTTAATTTATGAAGTAATGCACAACCCTGCCAACAGGGCTAGATGGAAATAATTTAACAAGGAGTAACAAATGGCAAAAGTAGCAAACTTAACAGGCTCTGGCATCGCTGGCGGTGCAGCACAGTCTATCGTAGGTCGTGTATCTCTAGCACAAACAGCTAGTGGCTCTGCACAAGGTGGTCAAACAGTTGTAAATGATATTGTTCAATACACATCATCTACATCTAACTACGGCCCAACACTATCTGCAACAGCAGCACCTGGCGATACAGTAACTATCGTTAATGGTTCAGCTAACACAATCAAAGTATGGCCAGCATCAGGCAAGTCTATCGATGGCGGTACAGCAGATGCAGCAGTAACTCAAGCAACATTAGTAACAAAACAATACGTTTCACTCGGTAACGGTAATTGGGTAACACTATAATTTAACTCAAGGAAAAGATAATGGAAAGCCAGACTACTCTGGAGCAACCTGAATCTTTGCGTGATAGCATTGCAAACGCATTAGAAGCAGCAGAAACTCCAAACACTCAAGAAACGACCTCACAGGAAGCGTCAGAAACGCCTAAATCATCACGAGCAAGGGATGAGTCAGGTAAATTCACAAAAACGCAACCTGAAGCTGATGTGCAAGAAATAGAGGCTATCGAGGCTCAAGAGGAAGAAAAACCTGCTGTAAAACCAAGACCAAGCTCTTGGAAGAAGGATTATGAAGAACATTGGGGTAAATTAGACCCCCAATTACAAGATTATATCCAGCAACGTGAGGCTGATTATGCTAAAGGCGTATCAACTTACAAAAATCAATGGGAACAAGCAGCTCCAATTTTGGAATCGCTTAATCAGTTCCAGCCTTTATTAAGGCAATATGGTGTAGCTCCACAACAATGGATTACACAATTAGGAAATGCACATGCACAACTTGTTACTGGTACGCCAGAACAAAAGATGCAGATTTTCCAACAACTCGCTAACGACTATGGTGTGAATTTAGGTGCTGTAACTGGTCAAACTAGTTATGACCCACAGTTCTCATCTTTGGCGCAAGAGTTAAATGCAATTAAGAATCAATGGGGTCAGTTCCAAGCACAACAAGAAGCAATGGAGCAGACTCAATTAAGAAGTGAGATTGACAGTTTTAAAGCTGACAAACCTTATTTCGAGGAAGTTCGTGAAGTCATGGCTGGATTACTCCAGTCAGGTATGGCAGATGACCTTCAATCAGCCTATGAAAAGGCTATCCGATTAAACGATGACGTATTTCAAAAAGTAAGTGCTGAACAGGCACAGAAATCTGAAGCGGTTCAACGAGAAAAGGTAGCACAAGCCAAGGCAAAGGTACTTTCTCCAAAGTCAACCACCCCTACAGGGTCAGCGACTGGTGGTAGTAAGTCCGCAAGTTCGGCTAGAGAAGCAATCATGGCTGCAATGGAGCAGCACTCTAGCAGTTTAATCTGATAATTAAGGAGTGATATTATGGCATTTGCCAATTCAACCGTATCAGACATTATTGCAACTACCATTCAATCTCGTAGTGGCAAATTGGCTGACAACGTAACACTAAACAACGCAGT